AAAAGGTTCATCGATGAAGACGGATGCGGGAGATCACCGAAGCCCTTGTTCGCCAAGCGAACTAAGTCGAGTTCGAAGATCATTTCGAAAGCGCAGAGGAAAGCAAATACAAAAGATTTTTTCTGCGTTAATTGTGGAAGCGGCTTACCGCATTTTGCAAAGTTCTGTTTCCGCTGCGGACGAGATACTTTCTACAAGAACGCATGAGACGTTCAAGTAGAAGAATTTGATGTATTGAAGTTACTGACTAGTTTTTTACTGATTTTTCGTGTTGCTTCTTCCTCGTTGACTTCGATTCTACGTTTTTCGGCTCGTGCTTGGAAACAGAAACGATTGTTTTTGAGAACTTCTTTTCTAAATCTTTATAAAATTGAATCGTATTTACGTCATTCGTCTTCAATGAAAATACTTCATACATGCCATAGGGCCTAGGAATGAAGCTTAAAAATACTTTTAGAAACTTCTCTCCTGATTCTTCCAAGCAGTTTATTTTACCCTCGTTCATTTTTTGTTTCACGAGAAATCCTAGTTGTTGCAAAGTAGTTTCTGCAGTTATCTGAATTCCGATTTTCTTGGCGTACTCTTTCACATGCTCCGCTTTCTCTTTGTCTAACTTCTGCATTAGAGTAAACACTGAGACTTGCAAACTCTTTATAACCTTTTCTTTCTTTTTCGAGGAAGATCGGTACCCGAAGGATTCATACCACGATAGTGAACCTGAAGTGGTCAAAACATTCCATGTCTGGAAATCCACGCTGCAGTCTGTATTTCTGAAATATTTCTTCGATGCATCCATAAGAGTTATCTCTTTGAGCTTTACCGTTTTCGCGATCCTATACAATTTGATCAAGAGATCTGTGCCCGAGTACTCGCAGTTGCATTTTGTATTTTTGTCCTCTGTGACTTTTAAATAATCGATAGCCATCTTCTTCTCCTTTAGATAGAGAGTGCACGCGAGACATTGGCGCACGGGGAGATTTTCGTTTTTACCATATTGGACAACGCATTCACTACTCTGGCGCTGTAAATTGTACGAGAAGTAGATGTCATCCTTGGGGAACTCCGAACGAAAGAGTTTTTCGAAATTTTTCTGCAAAGTAGCTAGGGAGGGAGGAAGGATCATCAACACGAAGTTCCGCGATTCGACGAAAACGTTTGCATGGGTCTTTAGAATGAGAGGATAGATTCGATACACTTCTTCAAGAAAACTTTCGTTTCGTCTAAGTTCCACTGGGATGTTTCGAAGAATGTTGGGATATCTTCCAATATTCTTCAAAACGAAGAGTTCATTTCCTTTCAGCCTTTTGCTCATGCGTTCAAAGATTTCTTCAAATTTCTCTGCGACGGAGATTACAAAGTCTTCATCGTCTAGCTTTCTTTCAGGAACAAAGGACCATGCCTCTCTACTTTGCGTAACGGCTGCATCAATGACACGAGCGTCCGATCGCAAGGGTTCCGGAATATACTTGAGTAGACATCCGTTTCGTTGCAGAGAAATCACGACTATTTTTCTGTTCTTTAGGAATCTCGGTGAAACGTATTTCAATGCATCAGGAGAGTGTTCGATGCATTTGCGTACAAGTGCTTCATTCTCTCTGAACCGCAAAGAGGCAAAAAGAAGAGATTTTGGTTCGTTTTTAATGGCGGCGAAGACGATGGTTTCGTCGTTTTGCAGATCTTTTGAAGCGAATTTCAAGGAGAAGCCGTTCTTCTGGACGCATTCTAGCATAAACTCTTTATTTTGTCGCAGAGTTTCCTCTGTGGATTCTACCATTTGCAGGACATGATCTTTTGGATCTTTCGAGTGCAATGTGGATAAAAAAGATCTCATAAAAGAAAGATCGCTCCGAAAAATTGATGGAATGAATTTTGGAGGAAGATGCAGCTTCATAGCGAGTGACGCCAGTTCTTCATCTTCTTGGGATCTTCCGTCGAGGAACCGAAATATGAACGGGTTTACATGAAGAGCTTCTCGTAGAAACGTCTTACTATGACGAAGAGACGCTTGTGCAAACTGGAAATTCTCAGGCCGCTCTTTAATGGCAGCAAGTACAAGTTCTTTGTCACCTTTTAGTGCATCTGAGCTGTACTTGAAAGCTAGTGGATAAGCTTCAATAAACGATCGATTGCTCTTTAAATTTTGAGAAGCGGTTTTGAAAGCTTCTGCATCTCTTCTGATATGCGGAATCATGATTCTAGCTTCTTCATCATAAGTGGAAAAATTCGACATTGGATATAAAAGGAGTGGGGGGATAATAAGGTAGTAGCGAAAGATACCATTAAGATTAGAAAAAGTTATAAAATAACGACACCGTCCTATCTGAATCTACTATTGGTTTCTAACCTTTCGCCAGGAGAGGAAAACGTATAAAATGGACCACTGGATGGCGTCGTCGTCTTTGAAATCTCTACGAAATCGGTTATCTCTTTACCTCTAAAAATTTTAAAGAAGACTCCCCTTGGTGGACGATTGTTTATTTGTTTTTCCTCCTGGTAAAGGGTTGACTACTAATCAATGTGGCAAATGTTCTTCATTATTCAACTCGCGTATTAAAAATATTTTCATTAGATTAAGCTTCCTCGTACAAAAAGTCTTCTTCCGTGGTAAATGCCGTCTATTCAAAGAAGAACATGTGCGTCTAATCAAGAATTGAATCGCGAAACAGGTAGATGCCGATTGAGGTGTGCAGAGAGATCTAGGCGTACCAAACGTTGTCTGAAACCCTGTCTTTCTGGTTTCATCAGAAATAATTTGTCGGGAAGGTGTGTGAAACCGGGGAAGAAGTCAAAGAGGGATACGAAGCAGAGAGAAATTCAGTCGACAGTCGATAGAATTGTTGCTCGCGTGAAGAAAATTAACTCCAAGAAGCGACAGAGAAAGATTCAGAGAAGAAGCAGAAAGGCGACCAAGAAGAGCACCAAAATGTTTAATAAGATGAAGGCTCCTACCCTTATTGCTCCTGCTAGAGCTGCTGCTCTTCCTCCATCCACACCGACTAGAACTTCGAGTCCAGTTGCTTCCAGGAAGAGTGATAAGAAGAGAATCCAACCGGAATTCTTAGGTGATTTACACCCATCCCAGGAGCAGAATACTTTCAAGACACCATCTCAAGGACGTGCGAAAACCCCTGGACTGCAGAGATTGCAGAATACTACCGATAATCTCCTGCGTCATTATGGAAACCAGAAAGAAGATGAATATCCAGAATTGAGTTTCCAACAAGAACCTTCTTCTCCTCGTGCAAGTAGCAGTAGCAGCAGCAGACAAGTCCCTTCGCTAGAACCTTTGAACAGACCTCTCAAATCGAACACATTGAATAGTATCAAGAGGCGAATTCAGCCAATGTTTCTAGGTGCTTCACAGCCCCCTCAGCAGAACGCTTTCACGAACTCTGCGCGAGCGAAGACCCCTGGACTACAACGATTACAGGATGTTACTATGGAAATGGAAAGACGATTTAAGAATCAAAAAGAAGAAAGAAAGAATCGAAGAATGAAGGTAAATACTTTGAAAGCTTAGAATCAGAACTTTGCGCACATCTTTTGGATGAAAAACATAAAGAGCAAAGATGTAAAAAGAAAACTCATGTTGCAATTGGATCCTCTAGTACTCTGCAGCAGATTGAACCAGACCAGAAGGAACGAAGCTTTCTATGGTGCTTTTGTTACACACTTCCTTGTATACCGTCGTATCATCTGATATTTCCACATGGGGAAATTTCTTCTCGCTGACTGTCAACGGGTCGTCGTTGACATGTAAATACATGGTATACAAAATAACCAGGAATCCTAATCCGAGGACGGTGGCATAAACGCTGATGGTGATGGATACAGACATGAATTCCATTGCACCTGCAACGAGGACAAGAACACCAAAGGACAGAATCGTTGCAATGTACTTCAAGTAGCTGATTTTCTCAATGAGATTCTTGTAAACAATCTGTTCGTGCATGACCTGGCGTTTGTAGGTCAGTACTTGCGTGTTCAAATCTCCGCGAACGCCGGAGGTTTTCTGCAGAATCTTCCATTCCAGATCTTTTGTATATTTCGTCAAATCGTCCAGTGTCACTGCCTGCTCATACATTTGCATGTCGGAGGTTTTTCTCTTCATCAAATCTTGCATTTTCTGCTTCTTCGCGTTTGTGTAATCACCGACCAACTTGCTGTTCAGCTCAGTGTAGTAATTGGGATTGGATCGCAAATTACTCGTTTTCACAACATCGTCTCGCAATGCTTTGTATTTTGTAATTGCATCGACGGCTTGCGACCGATATTTCTGCAAATCTTCATTGGAAAGTTTTGAAATCGTAGACATGGCTTTCGACTGTGTTTTACTTACTTAGTATGAGATTTTTTATTTGTCTTTCTGTTCTATTTTTTTCATCTGATTTATAATCTCCTCTTCCTCCGAATTTACTTCTTTCTTCCTCGTTGCACGTCGTTCGTCTCCATTTTTTGTGTCTCTCGTTCTTCGTCCGCTGGACATCTCTCTCGATCTCACGATGATATACTCTGATCAAGAAATGCTGGTAGCAAAGACGAATTTGTGTATAGCAATCAAAATCACAAGAAGAAAGAGTGCGACAAAGAAGAATATATGAAAGTATGATTTCCATTCAATCATTTGCAAGACGTCGCCATAGTCAAGGGTATTCGATCGTCGTGTCGTCGCATAGATAGAATCCACTTGCGATACTACATTCGTTCCGTCGTTGATTTTCTCGTCTGCAAACGCGATCCATTCTTGAATCGATCTTATCATACTGTCTTGATATCCTTCGACCTGTGTCTTGACGTCAAGTTCTTGTTTCAAAAGTTTGGATGCCGCGATGAAATATTCCTCCACTTTGAGTTTGTTTGTATCGAACTGATTCTGAATCTCCGCTGCGTACCATGAGGCGAACTTCGATCCATCTTTATCTCCTTGGTTGTACTTTTTCTCGAGGAACTTCTTGGTGATATCCAGATCATACAGATTTTGCTGCAAATTCCTCAAGTTTCCAACTTTTTGGGTGAGCTCGTTGTAGTAATCGAAGTAGGCCTGATCGGCACTTGGTACGTTCTTCACAGGGTCGAAGAACCCGTTTTTCATCTGATCGCTGAAGGCAGAGATGTTTGTCGCGAGTTTCGCCAAACTGTCTCGCACCGAGGAGTAGTCATCTGAAGCAGGTACTTTCTGAAGCAAATCTTTCGGCGCAAGATTTTTCAATTGGTTGAAAGTCTGCTGAATTATCGGCGCCCCTTGAAAAAGATTCGGCATGATGAAACCTTCTTTTCCGCTTTTCTTTTTTTCTAAAGACACTTGAATGTTTCAATGCAAAAAAATTTCAAGAAGAGCTGAGAGCATGAAGAATGAAGAATGCGGAATGGAAAAAAAATAACTTCTTCGTGGCCTCGTAAAGCAGACAGGAAAGAGAAAATTGTTGGAGATAGAAAGGAACCTGAAAAATATCTCGTAAATATCTAAGAAGAAAGGGTTTGTTATAGTCCGTGAAAATGAATCCGTGCGACGACCCACCGACAATTTTCACATACAAAGATCTCGTGAATCAGGCGTCCAAGACGATAAAACAGCCGGAAATAGTATGTGGACCTTGTGAAGAATCGCTAACTCGGAAGAACGTATCTTGTCGCACATGTCAGAGTGTCGCAAAGAAGATTCATACTCTCTACTCGACTTCTGCAGAGAACTCTCTGAAGAACGTCATGGAAACGAATAAAGAAGACTATGCGAAGAAATGCAAAGTTCGAAAACAGACTCTGGCTCAGATCGCTTCAAAGATTGAAGCAAAGGACAAAAACATCGAAACAAACAACAAAATCATCCAGGAGAACTCGAAGAAACTGCGAATGAAAACAGATCTCATTCGTGCTCTACAGAAAAGAATCGTCTCTTTAGATCTCGATCTTACAGACACGTCTGCAAAGGTTCCGAACGATCGATTTATACTCCAATATGGTGATATCGTCTTCTTGGACATCGATTTACGAACTTATTTATGGTTGATCATATTCGTGAATATCACCCTAACTGTATTTATTGTCTTTTATGTGTATCTTATAGCAGTTTCTTACATTGGAACTTAAAGATGAGGCGACAAGAATGATTCAAAGAAGAGGAGTAGAAATTTTACATTTCCTGTCGAGCAAACATACCAAAGAGAATTAAAAATGTCATCTATGCATGTATCAGAATCTATCGTCGTCAAACAAAAGAAACTTTACAAGGAGCTACAAAAGTATTCTTCTAGACTCGAACTTGAAAGAAAGACTTTGGTATATAGTTTCCTATTTGGTTACAACGAATATGACGCAAATGCGTTCTTAGAAACGCAAATATACTTGTTTGACATCTTGCGTGATTTTGATAGAACGAATTTCCAGCTGTTTGATATCTGTTTGAACCACTGGAAGGAGGTGGAAAATATTAAAGAAACTATTTCATCGCTCTCTGAGAAACTCGAAGAAGCGAATTCAAAGAGCGCTTCTTTCGAGAAGAATTCATTCGATTATCTAAAAATTGAGAACGACAGGGATATTCTCGAGAAAAAGATTAAGATCTTGCAGCAAAATCTCGAGGATATCATAAACTTTTTAACAAATATCCAAAATCTCTCATCCGAAGAAACGAAACAGAAGATTCGGGATGTTTGGCACGATCTCGACATAACTTACTTACCTCGTCAGTCAATCCACACCCTTGTTGCAAAGATCGACGAGAGCATCGGAATTAAACCTCTTTGTGAAAAAGCAAAAGGGGCTAGTAGCATAGCAGAGCCTTTATCAAATTTGATTATCTTATGCATTGCAATGATTTACCTGGTACCCTATCTCTTTTGAGTTTGAAGCAAGTGTTTGCCTTTTTACCGGGAAAGTTAGGGTTATAAAAATCAGTCCCTTATATCTTTTTTCTAAGGAATCAAATGGAAAAGGTTTTTAATTCAATCCATGCGCACATTGCGTGTTGTTGCCTACAATACGCAATATGAAGAAGAAGAGTAATTTAAAATATCAGATCTCTTTAGATTTTGGAGAGCGCATTCGTCAAACCTGATTTCTGGGCCTGACCTTCTATGTGCGCTTGGACTGAATTATTGAGATTCTTGATAAGAGAGTCGTAGGATTCTTTCAAGTCTGCTAGTTTCTGTGTGTACGACGCATTTAATTGTTTGTATTTCGTCTCCAGGTTCGCAATCTGCGCTCCGCAACTGGTCTGCGACTCATCTGTGACGCTGAAAGACTCGGCTGAAAGACTCGGCCATGTTTGAAAAAGGATAAAAGAAGAGAGCACAATAAAGAACATGGCAAATAACGAAAGAATAGCGTTTTGCCACATTGATATTCCTTACTCAATACTCGAAGTCCCGAATTTTCTTTTTTTTGTTAAGTTTACGCAAAGATTATTTTCGGGAGCGCGAGTGTATGTTTGTGAAATTGATACTCCTTCTTCTTGTCAGAATATAAAGAATTGTAGTCGTAACATGGATATCAATAAACCACGAAGAAGACAATACTTGAAAACAATGACCGAAGTAGCATCATCCACTCCAAGCGCAAACTCTTATCTCTTCGATCGCCTCGTGAGTAACGTCGTCAGTCATCTAAAGCCTGACATCGAATCTATCATTCGCGAGGTTTGTACCGTCCTCAATCAACCTAATCAATCAGACTTTGTCATTTCTCAACTGGTGAATTCGAATTTCGTCGCGAAGCTCAAGCAGAAGAAAGTTCGCGAAGGTCCTGCTCCGTCTCTTTCGGCTTATCTTCTCTTTACACGGGAAAAGCGACCTATCATCAAATCCGAAAATCCTGATCTAAAGACGGAAGAAATCATGGTTACTCTCGGAAAAATGTGGCAAAATCTTGATGAGGTAGGAAGACAACCATACCATGCATTGGCTGCAAATGATAAAGAGAGATATCTTGATGAACTCGAGAAGTTTAAGAACCGCAAGAGTGGTAACATTGGTTTGACCAATGCACCGACTTCCGCCGCTTCAGCAGCAGGAGCAAAAAAGGAAAAGAAAGGACGTACGGCTGCGACGACTTCTACCAAGTAAGTAGACTCGTATCTACTATTAACAGTAATCACAGTCTGCTACGTATTTTCTTTTTCAAAAGATTCCGTTTCGCATACAATTTCATCCCTTCTTTCAAACCTAGAAAGGTTCGATGAATAACGTACATAGAAAACAAACTCGTATAACCACTCAAAAAAGATACTTCCAATATCGAGCTCAATTGCAGTGATCTTAGTTCTTCAAAGGCTTCTATTTGCATTTCTACAGGCTCTAAATAAGAATACAAGCAAAAAAAGGCGAAAAACATCGTTGCGAGAAAATCGCATTCGATGAACAGCCGTGAAAGCCATTTCCAGCTGAAATCGAAGAATGGAGCGCATATCAGATATGAAATGATCGTATGGAACGTCATGAACACGAGGAATAGTATGATGACGCTTAGTGTATCGTACGCAAACGGGTATGATAAAACAGAAAGACTAGAATGTACATAGTCTTCGACGATATCATATGGTGCCAAGCAAACACTGCAGCATGATCGCTCGCTTCTATCAACCCAACGTAAGAGACAATCTTCATGGACATGGGAGAGACTTCCAGAACATTTACATGTTTGCACGAGAACTCCAAAGGACTCATAGCAAATCCAACAAAAAACCTCTTTTTCCTCATCCTTCGCCTCTGCCTGCAGAAAATCTTTCTCTGCTCCTCTTCCTCCTCCTTCTCCTTCTCCTTCTCCTCCTTCTCCTCCTTCTCCTCCTTCTCCTCCTCCTGGACAACAGTCTTTCTCTTCTTCTCTTATCTCCGAATGCAGAACGACTTCTTCCTCGTCTCCTCTTGAGCTCTCCACTGTTTTTTGTGGCGAGCTCTTCTTCTCATCCTCCTTTATCTCTTCTGATTCAGTAGTTCTCGTGTACGGTGAATCGGCGCTGTATACTTGTTCTTGATTATCCTCCCGTTCCTTCTCTTCCTCAACAGACGAATCCATTTTTTTTCTTTTATTTTTTTCCTTCTGTTTGATGAAGAAAAAAATACTCGGTATGCCGCATGTTTAGCGACGCTTTACATCTTCTGCACCTCGTCTTTCTGAAATTTTGGAACTTTCTTCCAGTTGAGTAAAACCAACGTCATCATGATTTTAGAATACGATCTCGATAAGGTTTATCGTATGCGACGAGGAAGAGAGAAGTCTCGTCCACTGATGTCACGGATAGACACAAATTATCGCTGAGTGCAAGAATATTACCCCACGAAACTCTCCAGCTCGATTTATTGATCGCGACGTCTAATTCGTATGTCATCTCATGCAGTTCTCTGTTGAGCTGTAACAGCAAACTCTGCGCAGAATCCGTTCTTCGCACTTTTAACTTCTCGTAAGTTCGAATGAATCTCTGTATGAGCTGTTTCAACGAATCTATCCGAGGATACTTCCTGACAAACTCCGCGACGAGTCTTCGCAACCTGTCTGTCTCACTCTTTGGTTTCACCCATGTGGTCGGTCGCAGAAGAGGTGCAAAGACAGAGTTCATCAGAGTGCAAATGATGAGAATACCTATCAGATACGACGACGATAGATTGAGTGTGCACCAGTAGACTACGAAACATGCGAAAATGAACCAAGACCAGAACATTTCTACTCTGAATGACTCTCGAATTCAGACTTATATTAGTATCAAAATTATAAAAAAAGGTGTACTTTGCATGGTCACAACAATCCTCTTTCATGTCACTAAAATCTTCAGAAACTCGCGGGCAATACGGTCGTGGTTCGTGATGTACTTGATGTATCTTCTGGTGTTTGTCAACCTCTCGAGAAGCTCTTCTTTCTCTAAGAGAATCTTCATATTCAATAGGTCAAGTATCTCATAATATGCGTCCTCATCCACGAAACACCATTGCTGAGGATCATGAAAAATTGATTCCTGCAGGAAAGGGGGAGCTGAATAGTTACTCAAGGTTCCAATGTTTCTCACTTCGCATTTCACAAGAAAGGGATAATCGTTTCCAATATACTCAACGTAACCGCCGAACGAAGGCGCAACCACTGCGTTTCCATGTAGACATGCCTGTATGACGCTCATTCCCACTCCTTCGCCATGAGTCAACGAGACATAGATATGACCGCGTTCATGCAGAGCGATGATTTCTTCGTCTTTGACGTCTCTGTCGATGAACTGAACAAAAGAGAAACCATGGGTTACTTTGTTTGTCCAGTCTTTCAACTTCTTCATACATTCCCCTTCAAACCCTTTAACGATGAACTGGAATTTCTGTCTGGGGTTCAGTCGTCGCAGACGCAGAATCCATTTGATGGTGAACACGCAAGTAGAGGTGAAGTTTTTCCTCCGATCGTTGCTGTTGTTGATCGTGTAGAAGATGATACAGTCCGACGTTTCTGAAAACTTTTCCTGCAAACGTCGTTCTGTGAGAGAATATTCGTCGAACAAATGGCGAATCACGCTGATTTTGCGCTTTAGACTCTTCCGGAAAACGTTTAAATTGAATTCGGAAGGAACGACGATCTCGTCGAAAGCTGAAAATGTATCTACGTATTTATCCGGAAGAAGAGTTGTTTCCCACGTTAAATGGCCGATGGTGTATATTCTCATCATGCGAACGAAAGACAAAAAATTTTTAAGAGAAGAATCAAACGTTCCGTGGAACACAAAAATGGGTTTGATGTCTAATGCGCTAATTAGAGCGCGTATTCTTTCTGTGTTATGTTGGTGATCACTCAAGGAGTAATGAAAGCTGCATACAAGGAAGCCACGTTTTCGCAAGAGAAAGATGAATTTCTTGGCTATGATGGACAACCCATCGGAGAGCGTGTTATAATTGGCGTAGATGATCATCTGTCTATCCTTCTGCTGTTTGACGAATTCATCGCTGCGGAGAAGACTTAGATAGGAAGAATTGTTTATGTTTTTGCCTGGAAGCGAGGATGAAGTGGGGTTGGCCGCAACAGCATATTTGTTCAGAATTCTCTCCGCGTCTTCGTCGGAACAGAATAACTCACGAACATCCGCTTCTAGCATCGAAAGCGAAGTATTCTACAATATTTCTAATAACATATTTTGCAATATTTTTTCTTTTGATTTTCGTCTGCTTCCTAAACTATATTTTCTTTGAAGTGGTACTGTATCTAAAAAAATTTTTCGGCTTCTACTAGGAAAATTCAGATAAAATCGACCATTTGGGGTGAGACGTTGTTTTTCGAAGTACTTTTTTATAAAATTTATGAGAAGAGAATCATAAAACGACATTAAGCCCTAAAAAGATGTCGAGCTTCGATTCGATGTTTCTATAGCCTCATCCCTCCTTTCACCCCTCCATTCTCCACCCTCCATTCCGCCTAAATCAATTTCTTACAAAAATTGTTTCTTTTTCATAAAGAGTGAATACATACTCGTAGATGCATCGAGCATGGGAACTCCGTGAAGTTGAATTTGGTCAGTTCGTATTCCATTTCCTTTCCCTTCTGCACTAGCACTAGAACAGCGAATTCGATCACTTCCGTTCCAAAGTTTGAGAATGCAAAAGTCACCTTTCTTGGGAGAAATAGTGATTCCTGTTAGAGTTGACGTGTCGTCCATAATAATTTCAGAGACCAGACGGGCACTAACGCATTCCCAGACATCGTAGACGTTCTCGACAGGTATTTTGAAGGACCAGTAGCCACCGTATCTGTTTCGAGGATCTTCCCACAAAGGAAGTATATCGTCGCGCATGAGAAAAAACATTCCCATAGAAATGGTCGATTTGGGCAAGATCGAATAAAGTTGCCAGAATTCTTCAATTGTTTTCACGACTCCACATTTGAGGTACCCTTTCTCCGACCAGTCTGAGTTTTCTGGATCGTGGAAATACAAACTCCACGAGGAGTGTAACGGATGAGAAGAAGACATAATATTCTTTAAAAATCTGCGTTAAAGTTGCTTCTGCGGGGGAGAAAAGTATGTGACGCTATTCTTCTTCAGAAGATTTTAATGATCTGATCGGAATTACGACTGAGAAAGATTTCTGATTCGACTTCTGACTCAATATTGTTTGGATCTGTGCTTGAAACCTTTATGTTTGGTTGCACAAGAGAATTCAATTGGAGATCTTTAACCACCTTGAATTCCGTGATGAACTCGATTTCGTCTTCGGAGATCATTTTTTTCTCGTAAAGAAGTTTGACAATATAGTCGTACAAATTGATCTGCAGACTTTTCGCGGTTCGTCGCACTTTGAGATCTTCGATGATGTTCGTTGCTGCTTCTAGAATCTCAGAACGTCTCTGCTCCGAAATGTCCTCTGTCATGACGACATCAACGTCAGTTATTCCTCCAAATAGACTTTCATCAAGATATCGCGGAATTAGTTTTTCCTCTTTTTCATTTTTCTTAGCGAAACATACAACCTTCGAAAACCATCTGCACCATGAAAACACTAGAAGCAAAAAATTCAGTAAGACCAGTTTTGATTTCTTCAGAAAGTCCATTGAGTTCTTCTTTATTTGCTATCCTATGAATCCCCCTTTTTGCAACAAGTTTCCAAGTTTTTTCAACTGCATTCTTCATTCTTTCTTTAAGTTAAAAAGCGACTGGATTTGAAATCTAGCTCCGAATTACCTCATTGTCTGGAAATAATGCACACGCGACATAAAGGGCATTTCGAATTTCTCTCTAACCAGCGATCTGCACAGTTCAAGTGGAATCGGTGATGACAAGGCAGTTGTCGCACAAGATTGTCTTCATTGATCAATGACATGCAAATAGAACATTCTTCCGCAGCAGCCGCTAAAGCTCGAATAACGGTAGTATTGTCGTTCAACTCTTTCAATGTCGGTGAAATACTTCCACTGTTCTCAGTGCCAGCCAAATCGTTTGCACTCTGATCTGTGTTGTAATCGAATTCAAAAGACATGGCTAGATTATTGTTTTGACCAAGAAGAGAACGGATTAAGTTGTTTGAAAGTAACGTGTCAAGCGAACTTGGTGATATGTTTGAAGCTGATCTCCGAAAATTGAAATTAGAGTAAGGTTCGTGATGATTTTGCTCCACAGAGTTTGTATTTCTCGGAAATTCACTGTTTTCATCTGCTGCTGCTGCTGCTACTGCTGCAGCTGTCGTTGGCACCGACCTTTGCTGCTGCGGATACACTCTCGTCTCTGTAAACGCATGTGATGGAAACGAAAATTGAGACGCAGAGGAGTTCCATGAGGTTGAATGATTCGGATCTCGTGCGTTCTCTGTCGCACCTGAATACTGATGTTGATTCTGCTGCTGATTATTTCTATCTTGTTGGGGTAAGACGGGTGAAGTTGGAGATGGCACCGTATATTGTTCATTTGTATAGGAGGACATGTGCGTCTCATTTGATGTCATACATGTATACGGGTGGGCTAAGTACATGTTCACGTTTGAATTTGAATTTGCATGAAACTGAATGACTGTAGTCACATAAGGATAGATATTCGTAGTAGGAGGAGGTATTTCTTCAGTAGACATTATATTTGATTAGTAAACTTTGATCAGTAAGTAGTTCTCGTCTTTACTTCTTAAAACTGAATGCGAAAGAAAATCAGAAGCGACAAACGTATTCATTTATTCATTTATGTGCAGTAATTCAGACAATGGCGTCGACAGTTCCGTTACGTCATCGGAACCGTGAGAATCACGAAAAGTTTCGACTTCATCGACATCACCTCGTGATTCCCAATTCTGAAGCTGTTCACGAAGTTTCTCAATCTCTTCTCCCTCTTCTTCTCTTTTCTCCTTGACCGGTTGTTCGACAGTCCTCTTCGATTCCGTATCATCTTCCTCCGAGGTTGCACAGACAACAGAGAGGAAATAATACGCCAACAGAATCACAATCACCGTCACCAGAAAAATACCAATAGTTTGAAAGATCATTTGTTTTTGTTTGTTTTGTTCATCAACATTTTTTTACCTTTGTATCAAACGCCCTTGTTCTTTAACGCGACGTAAAAGTTCTCTTTCCAAGGATATATTGTATCATGCACATTCAACTTCAACTCCTCTTTTTCGAAATGCTGCAAAATGGAAGCCGGGTAATCATACTCCTCTACTTCCAGAATGCGATAGTCGCCAAAAGAATTATCATCGTCTTCTTTAGCACCTGAAGAAATCTTCATGATTCTTCTTTTTGCCGGTATCTTACTGCTGATGAGTTTTTTGACACTTTTGATGAGCTTTACTGATTCCTCACTATCGTCAGAGAATGTCGACTCATCGTCGTTCAACTCCATATCATCCCCTACTAACGAATCGTTCATTTCCTCTTCTCCTAACGATTCATTCTCTGCGAGTTCATAGTCGTCTTCGTCGTCAAAATCCTCAGAATCGTCGTCATCGTCGCTGTCTCCAGCTACGTCATCTGCTGCTCCGGAGACGATAATTGTCGCAGCAGCAGATGATGATTTAGAACTCGCTGCACCGGTACTTTTAGCTGCACTTGAAGTACCAGTCGTCTTGTTTTTCTTTGAACCCATCGTAGCGGTAGCATCTGAAACGACCTCGGTAGAAGGAGAACCTTTAGAGACGCTCTTTGCGAAAGTACTACGTGATGGTTTTGCCATAAGATGACTACATTCAACCTTCTCTTCGCATCTACACATCCCCTTCAGTATCGCTTCAATAACGTCTCTGTACTGATCTTCGGATAAATCGCAAACCCCTGAGAAACAGAAATCGCGTTCGCATGCGACTACAGCGAGATCGTCGTAGAGATCGACGGGCTTATCACTCATCGATGAAAATGGTTGTGAATGTTTCACTTTTCCGCGCACATGTCCAATTAAGAATATTCTGTGTGTCAAAACGCAAAGAGGACCAAACGTGATCACGCTTGTATGCATTCCTTTGTTCGGCATTTTGCTACGAAGATATTGCGTAAATGCGACAGGCTCCTCTAATTCTTTTTGTTTCTTGGCGGTAACTCGCAAGGCGATGAAAGAGATGGCGGAATCCGCAGAGAGAATGCTATAGATCATTTTTCTTGGCTTATTGTGAGGGATTGAAGAGGGAAGGATATAGTCTTTTTCTCCACCTTGTCTTATACCTTCTCTGTTCTGTTATAACAACCTCTGTATGCTACGAAAAAATCAGTTTTTTTCTGTTATATAAAAGCAAATCGGTTTATAGACGTGTACTGTAAGAAGAATAAGATATAGAACGTAAAAATGCCTGCCGGAGCGCTTCTTCAATTAAACGCATATGGCGCACAGAATCAATACATCAATGGCAATCCACAGTTCACCTATTTTCGCGGTGTGTTTCGCAGACATACGAACTTCGCCATGGAACTCATTGAACTTACCTTTACAGGACCCACGGAGCTGAGTATTGAGAATCCTGTCAAGATCACAACTAATATTGATCGAAATGGAGATCTAGTCAGCAGCATCTACTTCACCTTCTATCTCCCAGATATTTATTCAGGGTACAACGAAAACATCAGCTTCGCAAACTCACAGAATGCTGGTTTTCGATTTCATTGGGTGAATTCCATCGGGACCAACATCATCAATTCGTGCAAACTCTCCATCGGAGGCCAGACGATCAACGATTTGTACGGAGAATGGATTCGTATCTGGCACGAACTTTTCAGTAACACGAACATGAAGAATTTTGATGAAATGATCGGAAACGTGCCCGAAATGTTCATCCCTGAGAGCAGTACCGAGTCAGGCGGTATTTACCCCACTTCTACGCTCGATCCAAAACTCAACATAGACCCTGAAGCTTTCACCTCTTCGCAGTACATCATCAATCCGTACTTGAAACCTCCATCTATATCAGGAAGAAGGATCACGGTCCCTCTAAATTTCTGGTTCACGCAGAATCCCGGTCTCGCTCTTCCCTTGATCGCCATGCAGTACCACACTGTGACTGTAGATATCGAACTCAAACCTCTTCTTTCCATATACACGATCATCGATAATCGCGACGAGACCAGTGCCGCATTTGGAACGCGCATAGCACCTATAAACACGGTGAAAGAGCAGAGTATCCAGAACTTCATTTCTCTGCAATCGCCGAATTCTTTCGCCTATGGGCAGAATCTCACTGCCATCAATTCTCCTTATGTAGGATGGGGGCTGAAGCCGTCGTTGCAAGTCAATTACGTATTTCTCGATGAAGAGGAGAGAAAACGTTTTGCCGACGTATCGCACGAATACCTCATCGAACAAGTCATTCGTCAGGATTTCACAGGTTATGCGGATTCGTGCAGTCTCACTTTGAAACTGCAGAATCCAACGAAAGAAATCGTTTGGATGGCAGTTCGCGACGACTTCGCGTTTCAAAATATTTTTCTGAACTACACGAACTGGCCGAACGAAATATCTCCTGGGTCTCTCTCCTATATTCGAAACACAATCTCCGAAACAAGTGTTTCCTACATCAAAGATACGGGAGTTCCCAAACTAGTCGACAATGCATACGAGGCTTACCAGAACAATCTCATCCCTCATAAATTTAATTTTAAATTTTTTCAGAAGTATCCCATTCAGTCGTCCATTCTGCTCTTCAACGGCCAAGAAAGATTCGCCGCTCAAGAGTACTCTTTCTTTCAAAACACGCAAATTTATCAACATCACCACTCTAGCTACTTCGATGGCGTCAACGTCTACTCTTTTGCTTTAGATCCACTGAAATATCAACCTTCGGGTTCATGCAATTTCTCAAGAATTCACGATATCAAGCTGCAGCTCAACTTGTCACCTATTCAACCAGCGAAAGGAAAATTCCCCTACTCTTACAACATCATCGTTTACTCCGTCAATTACAACATTTTCCGTGTGCTTTCAGGTATGGGAGGACTCGCGTTCTCAAATTAGAAAGAGAATTCTATTTAACCCTTTTCCAGAGAAAACATTAAAAATCGGCCACCAGGTGTCGTTGTCTTTGATTTTTTTTTATTTATAAATTTCAAAGGGAAAAGAGGTTAAAAGACTAAAAGACTCTTCTCGGCTCACCTTGTAAACGCCTCGATGTGTACTGCACTGCAAAGCATCGGAATTTTGGGCAATGACAGTGAGGACTGAAGAGGAGTTGATGCATATTCTAGGTCGAGACTATCATTTTTCACGGCAGATAATTGCTCTTAAAGGAGACGAAAGGTAACATTTGCGTCTTTTTTCTCCATAGCCGTCAAGTTTCGCCGTGGTTCTTCCAACATAGCAGAACTTTGATCGATATCAGTTACACTGAGACCTGCTTTATAGAACTCGACCAGATGATTCTCTGTTCCACAACCAATATCAAGCAAAGACTTTGTGTAGAAATCAATTTAATCATTTTCAGCTCAGAATTATCTCTTGAATCACGAGATCAATGTTTTCTTAATTTTTCCAAAGAAACCTTCTTTTTTTTGATGTTGAATCGACAATTTTTTCCCTCGATGAGTCAAAGTCTATCGTATAGACATTATTCTTTTTGTAATCTTCTTCAAGATGTTCCATATAAACAATTGGTTTGGTGGTTTTCAATAACATAAAGGATACATATATCTCGTAACCGATTTTCTAAGTAAAGAGAGAAGAATTTGATTTTAGCTGAATATGTAGTGCCATGATCTTTCGAGAAAATGGCCTTCGACTGGATCATTGTGATGCGCGCATTGTTCCAGTAGGCGCAGGTAGAATTCTTTCGATCTTTTCAAAATAACGTTTCTCCGTACCGCAAATATACCGTTGCGATAGACATAGAAGGGAACTGTGTAATCGCATCCTATGTATTCGCGCAACCACTCGAAGAACAGAAGACGTCTGTCTTGGAAATATCTATCTTCGTGGAACCATTTCTGCGAAAGAGCATCAAAATTGAAATCCGCGTCAAAGCTGCCCACATGTTCGCCACTTGGAACGTACTCCACTGTTGCGCGACTCTTTCCAAACCGCCATGCATCTTCCATCATCTGCTTCAGAATGAAAATGTTGTTTGAACCAAAATGATCTTTGATACATCCCTGAGTAAACATCACAACTTCAGGTAGTCTGTCATAGTGGCTCAGAATGAAGTGTAAATACGTGTGACTCTCCCGTCCCACATTCGGCAGATTCTCAATCTCTTTGAAATGATATCCGTTGACAAAAGTTTCCATCTCGCCTTTGTTGTATATTTTGCAATACGTTGATATGGGGACCAACCACTCGCACGACTCCTTGAATCGCGCGACGACGATGGTTGTTGATTGCATATCGTCTGTTTTCAAAGAAATTCCTCCCTATTCTTTTTTTAATTATCTTGTGCATTTTTTATCTCTTTCGCGCAGATTCTAAAATAAAAATATGAAGTTTTCGGGTTCGTCTTAGCTTCTCGATATAAATGCAACATGTCCATGAAAGCGAATACAGAAGAATGGAACACATAAAAACAATCGAACGAAGAAGAGGGGTTGATGTCGGCTACAGTGAGTCAAATATTGTCCCGATTGATAGAGAAGGATGCGTTGGTCAGGCAGGAATTGATAAGGCGTTTACGTTCGAGAGGGTCTTGGATCTAGCATACAAAATACCGGATAAGCCAAATATTATCATCAAAGCGGGACCGAATGCAAAATGGTATTTGAAACGGTTCCCTAAAGATTTTTTGGAGATCGAAATAAGAAAACAATCATGGAGGGATACATCGCGCTGCACCATGTATATAGTCGAATGGGACGAATGAAAAAAAGCAAAAAAAGATCAGGATCAGCACACATGTAAGGTATCGTATGAGATGTCAACCCTTTTCCCTCTAATAATTTAAAAACGACGCCTCCTGGTGGTCAATTTTGTATGCTTTTCCACGTTTAATGGTATAAATTAATTCTTCCATGCAGAAACGTCGTGTATGTAAAAACATATTCCCTTTTTCACAATTTAAGACGCTGAAAGGAAAACTAGTCATGATTCCTGTTTTTGATACGCGAATCATGATCGATCGTCATCTGAGCATCGCTCGATCTGATCTATCTCAAATAAAGTTGACTGAGAGAGACATAATCTTTTGGCTTCGTTTCTTCCACAAGAAGATATATTCTTTGCTTCTCTTTTTTCGAAATGACGAAATAAAGCTCGTGAGCATGATCTTGAGTTTGAATAAAGAACTTCTTCCTGGAATGAGGTGTGACGAGCATCATCTATATCACCATCTCGGAAGATGCAAATCTCGTTTTTCCTTCTGTTTTTAGACGATGCGTTAGGTGCACGATGCACACAATGAGAGCAAAAATAGTGTCTACCTTAATTAGTAAGAAGCATCTGTGGAAAAAAGAACTATAATAGTAAAAAGACGAAAACGATGCTGATCAGCATTCTTACACCTACTTATAACCGTACAAACTTTCTGAAACTTCTAGCTATCATGATCTATAAACAAAGTTTCGACCTGAAAGACGTAGAATGGATTCTCGTCGATGATTCAGTGACCAATGAACAAGTCTATTTCTCTAACCATCCTTTAAACAAACTGCTGCATAAAATTCAGTACGTGCATTTATCGAAGAAACAAACAATCGGCTACAAACGTAACTTGTGCAAATTGCTCGCCATGGGAGATATTTTAATACACATGGACGATGATGATTACTACCATTGCAACTATGTGCAGCTTATTGCTTATATATTCTCAAAAACGAGCGAAGAAGTCGTTGGCGCTTCCGAAATCGCAATGATTGCGAAAGATTCTGTCTGTTTATATAAACTAGGTCCCTACATCAAGAATCATTCTTGTGGTGGAATACTTTCGTATCGACGGGAGTATGCGCTGCAGAATAATTATAACAGTGAACGGAGATTCGGAGAAGAACGTGATTTCCTCAAAGGGTATCACACTCCCCTCTTTCAAATTCCGTCTGCTATGAAATACAATCTCGTTTTAAGTCATCGAAGCAACACTGTCAAAAAAGAAGTAGAAAAGAAAGGGACTACCAATTTTATATGGATTGATTTTGTAGTTCAAGATGTAGATCTTATCATGGCTTATCTAGATTTATATGCAGAACATCTACAGGATTTATTGCAACATCGCAGAAAAAAACTTTTAGACATTCTTCGTACAGCTCTTCAAACCTATCAAATCGAATGAAAACATCAACAACTTCTCGGAGCACAGGTCACAACCTTCACCTCAACTCACCTCAGGCTCAGACATCACTGTCGCCATCGATTTCCACAGTTGATGCAATGAATGAAGATGGTCATCGGTTCGTCTGCAGATCGCGTCTGTTTCTCTTGGTAGACGCATTTTCTTTCCTTGCACTGTTTGCAGAAGAACTGGTCTGTTACGTGATTCATATCCACTTCAAACATCGTTTCTTCTCTTTTTCTTCGCTCCAACTTGTAGAATCCCCATCGCGACTGCAAGACATCGTAACTTGGACACATGGTCAAATGATGAGGAAGACACTTCTTCTGCAGAATCAGCTGCATGGCATCTGTGTGAGCTAGAGTGAATTCTAATTCTTTTGCGACGGTCTCGTAGAGAATCGCGAAAGATTGATTCGCCCACGAGGGTTGGATCCCGTGCAGAACAGATTTCTTCACGGCGGCGTTAAAGACTCCAATTTCACAGTTCTTGCAGAAATTTATGGAGACGAGATAAGCTACATCTTCCTCGGTCTTTTTTTTCGGACCTTTGGCAGCGGCGATACCCTGCAAGAAGACGGAAAACTGATCTCGAGTTCGATCTCTTTTCTGGACAACGTCTTCTTTATCTCTGCGTTTCTGCAAATCTCGCTCTTTCTGCTTCACCAATTTCGTCGTCATCTTCTTCTTTTTCTTTCTTTCTTGTTTCGTACTACTAGATCCTGCAAACTCCTGCAATCCTTCAGATCCTATGACTCGATTTTTTCTGCTTGATCTGCGACGGGATGAGAAAATGTATCAGTTTTTTTTCTACAGGGTCATCGTAAGTAGCCAAGTAGCAAGTAACCGAACGCGAAACGAGACGAGAAGAAGAGCAACATGTTCTTGGAGATAAGCATCGCGTCGACTATTATCGGAATGATTGCGGTCATCGCTCTCATCATATACGTCGGATTTGGTAAACGAATCACAGCAGACACGTCCTTCATTTTCTATAAACTGAAAATGCTAGTGATGATCATGGTTATGGGGTACGGCATTCGATACATCGGTCAGGGCGACGTAACACGAAATTTTGAGATCCTCCCCGGTGTGGGCTTCGGAGACACGGGTGCTTCGGATTTTCTCTTCCTCGCTATTCCCTTCTTGTCAATCTTCCTCGGGATTCTTTCCAGCGTTTGGCAAGCTGTCGCCATTGCATGTCTTCCTCTCGCACATACAGTCACAGATGTCGACACGGGCGAGGTGGACGAGTCGTATTCAAAATATCTGATCCAAATCGACGAATTGGTCTACGTTTATGTGTTTAAGATCATGAATGTCTTCTTCATAATCACACTTATCCTCTACATCTGGAAATCGTGCTACAATTACGCTTTTAACCGTCCAAATGTGAGTCCAAAAGCAAACATAGAATTTCCAGTTGGATTTGTAGGCACTGAGGTTGCGGAGGCATCTACTAACCCTTCTACTTCGCCGTAAAAAAGTTCTAGATACTGGAGAACTACTACTGCCACCTACTATAACAACAACTGCTAATAAAGCTCTTGATCTTTGGCACTTTTGAACCTTTAACAGAAAAAAAAACCTTCCGTTTACCGGGCGCTCATATGAAAAGGGTGAAGAAAGCATTGGACAAATAAGTTTCTTATTCGGTGTAGGTATTGTACCAAAGCGAAGAGTATCCCGAAGGAACTCCCATTCCCTGAGGCCCGAGCTCCTCTGACCAAGTGCGAATCTCTGTTTGCTGCACTGAATCACAGCCGACCAAATTGCTCTGAATGTTGCCGAAATATAAAGTGTCCGCAACAGCAGCGGAAGATTCATCGAAGGTACCCGCAACAGAAGGATTTGCAGCGGAGAATTCTTTTTGAGGTTTCTGATACGACTCTGGATGTGGCATCGTTGATTCCGATTCAGTACTTTGCATATGATAGTCGGTTACGTCCGCATAGTCTTCTTTGTCGACGGGTGAGACCGAGCGGCGATTGATCATGATCAAAACGAAAGCGAAGAGAAGCACAATCGCCGATACAGGATCGAGGAAAGCAAGCACTACGATGGCGATAACGTAAGCGAATCGCAGAATGGCGTTGTTCATGGCGAATGCTAATTTGGAATTCACAGAAGGAGCGATCACAACGACAAATACGATGAGAACAATTCGAAGAGTCCACACGACGTAAGGGTTCAATTCACTTTTCGGTTCGAGAAGAGAGGAAGCGTCCATTTGTTTTTTTTTCTGTTTCAGAGTATCCGAGATTTTTTATTATGATTAACAGAGAAATATTTTGAGGTTTCTCATTAAACGTTCCTGTTTAGAATTTGTTGTTTCTTTCAAGCAGGTCTGCCCAGAAGTTTTGCACATGTGAAGCAAAAAAATGATTCTGTACATACGATCCAACAGAATTTCTAATTGCGCCGTGGAACATAAAAGGTTTTAGGAAAGGAAAGCTAGAATCTAATGGAAAGAGAAAGATTTTACGTCGGGGGTAAAGGATTCACCGTGTACAAAGAAGACCTGGGTGAACGAGAAGTTCAAAAACTCAGAGATGAATTGATCGTTCGGCCAAAAGAGATGGGCGTGGTGAAGAAGGAGTTTCCCCTATTCCGCGAATCGTCAAATAAAATCTATCTTCCAAGATTTTTTGGCTTGAACAAATTCTGTAAGAAGAAACCAGAAACAGAAGAAGCAGGAGAAGAAGCAGAAACGACGGTAGCAAAGACAGCAGCAGCGTACCTAGATTCTACCTCTATCAGATTGGAAGGGGAAAGCACAAATCGTCTGGAGTTTGTAGGTTCTTTACGAGAAAATCAGATTCCTGTGGTGGAAGCATACATGCGTGAACCAAGTGGATGTGGACTCCTCGAACTTCCTTGTGCATACGGGAAATGTCTTGCTCGAGATACGGAGATTCTTATGTTTGATGAAACATGCAAGAAAGTCCAAGACGTGTGTGTTGGAGACCTTCTCATGGGAGACGATTATACTCCTCGTGAAGTATTGACACTTGGTCAAGGCTTCGGCAACATGTATGCGATTCAAGACTCGACAAACAAAGAATTCACGTACGTGGCAAACGAAGATCATATAATCTCACTTGCGAAATGCAGATCAAGAAATGCTGATGCTGATGCTGATGCTGATGTGATAGGAGAAAAGGAAAAGGAGACGTTGAAGCTAAACAGAGAATACGACGAACGAGAGAAACATGTCGCGACACAAAGAAGATTTGAATTGGTGGACATTCCTTTGAAGCTTTTTCTAAAGAGGAATGATCAGAATGAGTTCTGCGGATACCGCGTTTACCCAGAAAAGACGAAAACCGGTCGCTTTAGAATCATTCCATATGGAATAGAAATCAGTGCAAGAGACGCTTCTTATTACTATGGATTCTGCATCTCGGGAAACCGCAGATTTCTTCTGGCAGATCGCACCGTGACACATAACACCGTCCTCTCCCTGTTTATCGCCTCTCTTGTTGCGAAAAAGACGCTGGTCATTGTGCACAAAGAGTTTCTTCTTAATCAATGGAAAGAGCGCGTGATGGAGTTCCTTCCGAATGCCCGTATTGGAAAGATCCAAGGTCCTGTCGTAGATATCGACGACAAAGACATCGTTTTTGGGATGCTACAATCGCTCTCGCAGAAAGTGTTTGATCCAAGTCTTTTCAGCTCTTTCGGACTTACGATCGTGGACGAGGTGCATCATATTTCCAGCGAAGTCTTCTCCAACGCGCTCTTTCGGATCGTTACGAAGAGAATGCTGGGATTATCTGCCACCATGAATAGAAAGGATGGAACGAGTTATGTTTTCAAGATGTTCTTGGGAGAAATCGTTTACTCGGGAACAAACACCGAGTCGTTCGACGTCGAAGTGCGCGCTTATCGATTTCAATGCAACAACGCAGTCTTCAACAAAGTCATCAAGAACCAAAAAGACGAAACCATTTACAGCTGCATGATCACGAAACTGTGCAAATTCAAGCAACGGACGAATTTCTGCTGCAAGAAGATTATTGAGCTGTTGGAAGAAAACGAAAACCAACAAATCATGGTCCTCGCTCAGAATCGAAGTTTACTGGAAGATCTCTTTGAACTGTTGAGCACAAGTTACGACGTGGGCTTTTATGTGGGCGGAATGCGTGAAACCGATTTGAAAATATCTTCCTGTAAGAAAATCATTCTCGCAACTTACAGCATGGCCTCGGAAGCGCTAGATATTCGAACGCTCACAACGCTCGTCTTAGCAACTCCAAAAACAGAAATTGAACAAGCTGTCGGGCGAATCTTAAGACAGCGCCATGCAACTCCATTGGTCCTAGATATCGTCGATACGCATTTACCTTTTCAGAATCAGTTCAAAAAACGACAAGCGTTTTACAGAAAACAGGGCTTCCGAGTTCTCACTTTCTTCGAATGAAACGACGTGGCCGCATCGCAGCATCGCAACTTCGCAGCATCATCTTTCTCGTTTCAGAATAGTATTATCATAGTATGTTGACTTAAACAGCTTGTTGTTTACGTACCGGCGATCCTGAAGATATGGAGTTGTAGAACGAAAATGTCGCGCTACGGGACAGAGAAGCACAGACTCGGTTGATCGACGATGCAAGAAGCAGACTCGTCTTGAGGCTCAATCAGCAGACGACATTTGATTTTCGTCTTTCCATGAAACGGTCTAATGCATCCTTTATGGACTCTCTTCTTGGACGACTTCTTTGCACTGGTGCACTTTGCTCGCACCTTCTCAAACCTCTCTGCGACTTCATTGTAATCCGATTCCTCCTTCTTCCCGAGTTGTCGATTCACCGAGTTGTGCAATCTGAAAACGAACTGACTGAAAGCGATTCTGTTTTCAAACACGACTTTCGGGTCGTATCCTGCGCTATCCATATTTGCAGAAATGTTCTCCCGACAGGCCCGACATGGAAGCACATGTTGAAGACTTTCGATAAACTGTCTATGTCGCGATTTCTGCTCTTTTGATGGTTGAACGGGATAGTTGAAACTCAGAATATGCAAAAAGGTCCACAAAATAGGGCCCCACACTGCTGTCTGCATTCCATCGTTCCCTTGACCATCTGTTTCATAATTGAACTTTTTAGAGACAGATGTCTTATCTTTAGGATTAGAAGTAGTAGAAGTAGCTGAAATAGTAGAAGATTCTTTTCGACGTGAGATCATTAAAGCCTTATTAGTACTTACTTATTAATTAAATGGAAAACAATTTTATTTTTCAAAAGACAGATAATAGAATTTTTTTAAAAAGATAATCGCACATCGTTTCAAGATGCAGACAGACAGACAGAAACCGTTTGACAGACAGATAGTTAGAAAGATAAATTCTCAAGTCTAGTCCAAAGGTTTCTTCAGGAGACAAGCAATAATCATGTTCTTCTCTGCTTCCCATATTTCCAGCGATCTCCAGGAATCGCTCATGGTATCAAATTTCCAAGAATTCAATGAGGAAGCGGGATTTTCGTATCTTCTGCGCAAAAGATCTAAATTGTGGTGCAGCTGAGTAGCATGTGGAGAAGAAGAAGCCGCAACGTCGTCCAGAATGTGTTGAAATGTGTATTCGCACGACTTCTTCTGCAGTTTAGGAGAATAGCATGTCTTCCTCTTTATCACACGATCATATAGATTCTGTTTCTTAGAAATCTCGGCGAGACTGATGTACGAATCCTGATTCTGAGAAGCACTGATTAGCTCTTTGGACTTGTCACTCTTAAAATTAGTATTCTTCAATTCATTTGCACTTTCTTCTTCAACGCATCTCGTCTCTCGTCTATTCGCGAGATCGTTTCGAAGATCATCCAGAGTCACAGTCTTGTTCTCCTGAAACTTTTCTTTCACTGTCAAAGATTTGAGTCGCTCCTTCGCTTTTACTTCTTTGTCCTTCTCCTTCTCCGCAACTTCCAACTTAGTCAAGTGCTCTCGGAAAGGGCTCGCAAGAAGAATAGACTTTGTCGTCGCGAGTTCACGACGAATATCGTCTAATGAAAGCTTCAATTGGTTCATTGTCTGAAAATTGGAACAACTCGATCTTTGAAAATTTTCTTTCCCTTGGCGATGAGACATCATTCTAAAAAACACAGATTTAAGGTATGTAATTGTGAAGAGCTTGAGTATCGTCGAGCGATTTTCATTTTTTTTT